AGTATCAGGATCAGCACTTCCGAAGTGGTCATAAAGGAAGAGATTCCAGCCCTTGAGGGTATAGTCATATGCTTCTTGTAATGTTTCCTTGGTATGTTCTCCAAGATGTAATGCTTTACCAGTAGCTACAGACATAAGTCCTAAAGCTGTTCTTCTGTTTGATTCCTCCAGAGCTATGTAACCTATACGTTCTCCTTGTTCTAACAAGTGAACTGCTAATTGTCTAGTTAAAGTGGACTTACCCTGACCTGTACCTGCACTGATAACAGTCAGTTCTCCGTATCTAATTCCGTGAGTCATCTGTTGCAATCCTGCAAATGGATACTCAAAGTCACATGGTGGGGTGGGGTTTGTGACTAAATCTAATAGAGATTTACCATCTACTATTCCATCCGGCTGATACGGCGAAGCATTCCAAATAGCTTTCCTGATCGCTTCAGCATCATTATTTTGTAATGCGTCAGAAGCATCTTTGTACGGGTCTGGTAAATGAGCAATCTTAACTTTCCCAGACGGTAAGAGCGCAGCCACTGCTTCCGTCGCCAACTTACCGGCTTCATCTTTATCGAAGAAAAGGATAATTTCTTGATAACCTTGAAAAAGCTGTAGTTGCTTTTGTATATCTTTCTTTGCCGACGCAGCTCCGTGAGGTAGCGAGATATGCGCCCAGTTGGGGTAAGCCTCCCAGCCCGATAGTGCATCAAGTTCTCCTTCGTAGACCATGATACGTTTGCCAGTAGAAGAAATAAGAGACTGACCAAAAAGAGTGTCAGTAGTATTACCTTCATACTTAAAGTCTTTTAGTTTTGTTTTTGTTTTGAAACCTTGAAGTGTTTTGTCGCTGCTGTAATAAGGGAAGCGTAAAAATTCTCCATCCCTATAGACTTTGTAGTGTTGGCAGGTTTCTTCACTGAGTTTTCGTTTTTGCAGCCTTTGGGCTGATCCTTTGAATTGAACATTGGTGGGCATGTTATGTGTGTGATTTTCTGTCGTGAGGTTTTGACAACTAAAACAAAATGTATTGCCGTCGTCGTATATTGCTTTTGCATCTGATGAACCACAAACCTCGCATGGCTCGTGTCTTAAAAATTCAGCCATTTAGTATTTATTGTTGAGTCTCCTTGTCCAAAATAACCAGTGGGGACAAAATTAAATGCTAATGATCGTCTAGGTTTATCTCGTGTTACTTCGGCAACTTGGTGGTTTAAATAGCTTGGGAAGAAAAGAATTAATCCTTTTTCACAATAGAAATGTGCACCACTCATGTATTGATCTCCTTGTATTGAAGTATCACATCCGAAAAAAGAAGTAAAAACTGATAGTGGATTATCTACTTCTAGTGGAGGTTGATCTCGATAGTCATCATCAAAATAAAGTAAACCACTAAACTCACAGTTTTTATGAACGTGTGGATCTACCCCTCTTCCTTTTTCTACATGTGTTGCCCAAGAGGTAGATATTTTCCATTTAATTTTATGTAACAGTAATTGAGATACATACTCATAAAATTTATCTAAAATTTTGTTTTTTAAATCTGGAAAGTTTTCCAACATACGAACCGCTTCAAACTCATTCTTACTAATTTGTGCTAAGTCATGCGGTCTATCTGTTGCTGGATTTTTCCAGTCTTGTATTTCGCTAAAGTCCCAATCAACTATGTCTCTATATACCGGTACATAAAACAACGGTATTATTTCAGACATAATTAATATTGATAGTCATTCTAAACTGATCGTTGGTACAGTTAGTTGAATGATGCCTCTCAGTTGCATCAAAGAAAACCATTCTGTTTGCAATGGTATCTACCTGTGTGCCATCGTTAAATCCTGTAAACCCATCACAAGTATTCATCATTAAGAGAGCACCCATCTGTGTTTTCTCATTACTATCAACATGCCAAGGATGAATTTGTACCGTTTCAGTTCTTGGATACATATTTGCTTTTATTCTAGTGATTGCATTAAATTTAAAGCCAAGCTTCTGATTCAATGGTGGAATCATTATTTCCATAAATCTTTGATTAAAACTAGAAAAACCTTGATACTCTTTATAAAGTAAATGAGTAAAATAATAATTATTTAATGGATTTTTTAGTGCATTTGTCGAATCATTGTCAGAAATATTTGGTGTAAAATGCCAATGAGTATCACTATGATAAAAAGCCTCTTGTAGTTCTTTAAATAGAGGTTCTTCTAAAAAGTTATCAACGATACTTAAGTCAGTTGGTATCTGTTTTTTCTTGTTTGCCATAAGGGTGATAAAAGAAATTTAAATTAGATCGGTGTGATCTTGGATTGATTTTTTTTACGTGATCTGTATAAAAATATTGTTTATTGTTTACGGCTGTGCCGTGAGGAAACTTATTTCCATCAAACAAAACCAAACGATTGTATTGAGGTTTTAAGTGATGAACTAGCTCAAATTTTTCTTTATGTATCCATGGGTCAGAACCTCTTGGATTGTCCATAATATCTTTGAACCATTGTTCCTGTTTATGTTTTGGGTGGTACAAATTAGTACCATTTTCTGTATCGTCGTTGTCGTTTAAATACAGTATGCAGTTATAACCATTATCTATATGAGGAAACCAATAGTTATTTTTATAGTCATTATCTTCGCAATCTAACCAACTTTCTACGTTAGTTTTAAAACCTCCGTAAAAATCTATAGTTTGTTTGCATAAGTTTTGAGCTAACCATACTATTGGAGCTGCTTTGTCTGCAAAATCAAAGTATCTTCCCTTGAAATATAACTTTTCATTATTTTCCCAAGGACTTCCTTGCAATGGTGCTGTTTTTCTGGAAAATAGAAACCTTGCTAATAAATCAGGTTTTTCTAAAACATCATCTATAATCCATATCTTTGAGCCATGAAGTTCCATAGTTTGAACTTCTGACTCCATGTTTATTTTCCACATCTGGGTTCAAAAAATAATACTTGATTTGATCTGTATGTACTCCAGTGTGCATTTTTAAAATCAGCGCAGTGATAGCGATCATCATTGATTGCCATACCATGTGGAAACTTTACGCCATCAAAGAAAACAAAACGATTATACTTTGGTTCAAATGTATGTACTACTTTTGTATAGCTTTTTGGCTGCCAAGGTTCAACACTTTCATTAATTGGTACAAATTTCCAAGTATTCTTGTCATAAAGATTAGTACCATTGATATTGTCATTTTGATTAAAGTAGATAATACCATTATAACCTAAATCACAATGTGCCCACCAATGATGGGTTTTGTACTTTTCGTTGTATGAGTTTCGTAGAAATCTGTGCTGGTTAGTTATGATAGCTTCTTCATTGCCTACTACTTGTTGACCACATAAGTTTTCTAGAAAATCGTGGAAAGGTTGTCTTGGATACCTAATATCTATCCTCTTATCTTCAAAATCTGTACCATTTCTAGTACCTATCTCTTGATTTTTCCATAATGGTGTGTCTCTACAAAATAACCATCTAGCTACTGTAGCTGGATTTTTATAGAAGTCGTCAATTATGTAGGCAGGCGAGCCGTCAATAGTGATTGTGATGACATTTAGGTTGTCGTTTAGTTCCCACATTTTAGCCAATCCACTGGAATACAATGTGCGGCGCACCATAAGATACCGTAACGCTCGCACCATTTTGCGTAAGTTGTTTTACTACGCTTAGATATACGTTTGTATGGGTCTTGAAATACCATACGTAGATCTATTGTTGGGTTATCTTTGATCACTTGTCTGATCTTACGCCTAGATGGTGGGTCCCAATAACCTTTAACCTCTAGGATTACCCCGTTGTCTGGTAGCACAAAGTCAGGAGTATATTGATGTTGTATTGTGTAAGGATAGGACGTTTCCTCATATTCATAGTCAACGCCCAGTTGTACCAATAGGTCTGCTACCTTTTCCTCAAGACCTGATCGAAAACCCATTAGAAGTCATCTTCTACTGAGCTTGGTGTTGTATCAGGTGTTACATTTGGTTCAGATGTTTTGAATCCAGAAGTATTACCAAATAACTCGGCTGCTCCTGCTTCATCTAAATCGCCTGTATCTACACCTACCTCTGACTGAATACTAACTACCTGAACTCCAGATAATTTAAGTGTTGTGCCATAGGTCTGACCATCTTTAAGTATGTATGGTTTCTGAGTAAATCCAAGCTTAACTTTACTGCCTGAATATACTGGTGTTTCTGAATTGGTAATAGGAGTTCCTTCAGTATCTACAACTGGAGGTCTCTTATCTTCACCCCAAGAAAACTTGATGAGGTATTTACCATCACTTACTTCTTCCCACTGTGTAGGTTTTAGTAATGATCTCTTTGGATTTTTAAGTTTACTTTCTGCCCATTTTAGACAGTCTGTTCTTTCATCTTCTAGTTTAGAGATTAAGTCATCTCCAACTAAAGCTTTTAATGAATAGCCAAACTTACTTGGCTTTAACACAGCTTGATACCCTTCTAGGGTTACAGGCTCGGGTGTTACGTGTATGTTTCTCATTAACAAAAAAAGTATGTTGAATCAATCACGGATTCTGGTTTCAGATCTCCAATGATCGGTGGTCGTTCTTCAGCTCCTATTGCTAGGGCGAAGTCAGTTAGTGGTTCATGCTCTGCGAACAGACGCATGTAAGTGTCGCGTACTAGATACGATAGTGTACACATATCAGTAGCTCTGCATAATACACTGTCATGTATCAATGCGATTGGGAAAGATACATTCATTATAGCTAGATGTAATAAACTTGCATCTAACGAATGTATCAAGTTAGGAGCAGTAGCATTTTTGTGATGCTTTAGATCTACACCCTTCTCTCGTCCGGCTACATGTACCATGCATCGTCCCATCAGTTGTGTCTGGATAATCTTAGTGTCTTTCTTCATCAACCGTTGGTTAACTGGAAAGCCAGATGGTGTTACCCAAGAAACTTGGTCAGCTCCAGATTTGATGTACCTAGATACCTCTTTCTCTATCCATCTCATTACGTCCATAGCTCCCGGAACTACCTCGTTCATGGCAGCTCGTACAGCTTGTACGCATTGAGTCAGTTCTTCTTTGGTTACATCTACTTCCTTTTCTTTAAATGCGTCCCTGATGTAGGAACGATTAGAGAAGGGCTTAGCATTGTATGGTATGGTCATCACACAACGCTTAGTTACCTTCCTATCCCAGTGGGGTCTTAGCCGATCAGGGATTGCGTCCATGCTTTTTGCTGCAATAACTGCATAAGCGTCTTGGGGTTTTTCACTCCCTATGACGTTTACCATACGAGCAGTGGACGCATCTTTAGCAAGTCCAGCTAGAATTTGTAGACCACTACATGTAGCGTCTACAGCTACAGGCAGATGTGTGTGAAAGCGATGCTCGAAGTGAAGCTCGCAAAATTCGTTACATGCAGCTAAAAATAACCATGGTTCGTCAGCATTTTCCCAGTCGGCTATGTTGTCGATAGGGTCACGCCATACTCTCTGTA